CCTATCGCTCCGGCTGGCCCTGCATTAAAATTAAAAGCTCCTGAAGCTGGACTAGGTAATACTGTTTCAAAATTAATATTTCCCATTCCTGCTGTGAAAGACCTAGCCGGAGCTCCAACAAGAACTGCAAGGTTCAAACAAGACTCTTGGACATTATCACTAATAACAGTCATTGAACCACCAGCAGAGATTGAAGCTCCACCAAGTGCCGCCATCCCCAATGATCCAGCCAATACATTATGAGCTCCACCAGTATCCGCGGTAAAATTTCCTTTTGTCTTGACTGTGTTTTGAGCAGAAACTACTTCTTGGTGAAATGTTGACCCTCTCATAATTATTGGGCCACTACCAGCATCAATAGTCACACCACCTTTACCCCCGATAGTTGTTTGGTCTGAAGCTGTTATAGAAATTGCTCCAGAAGAATTCATATCAACAGTTCCAGTATTATGAAAATATCCTGTAGAAACTATATCAAGATCATTACTTACATTAAGTAAATAATCACCCTGTACTTGTTCATAATAGTTAGACATACAAAATTTAAAATCTTGATTTGCTATCTTTGTGACTCTTTGACCCAATGAACCAATTTCTTCAAATGTTCCCATTCTATGATAACGATGAAGTCTTTCAGCACCTGGCGTATCGTCCATTTCAAAAAGATGTCCACTCTCAGATTGGTGAACATGATTATACGGATATCTTGCACCATATAAACTAATTGGCGGAGGTTCTTCCCACGTTTCTACATCTGAAGCTTTAGCTCTTCTAATATTTGAATTAAAAGCCAATCTCCATTTTTCTTTTTCTTGTAAAATTCCATCACCAGTATACAATCCAAATCCTCCCGCAACTCCAAAAGCTCCCCTTGCAGCTCTTGGAGTAGTAGGTTCTCCAAGATAATCTTGATCTGGATATCTAGAACGAACTGCGTACTCTTTAACTATTGCTGTAAGAGTGTGTGGAACTGTTAGTTTACCATATCCCACAGATAGTGGTGATTCAGAATAATTAAATTTAGGGTTGTTAGCTTCTAAATCTTTGATTGTTTGACCAGCTTTTAGTTCCGATTTTTTGTAGTACTCAATTGAAACTGGAGCAGTTGGTACACTTAATAAAGAACTTGCATCATTATCTAATAATGCTGCAACACCAAGTATTCCCGCTTTCTCAGCATCTGGATGTGCTGGGGGAAGTTCTTCCAATGACCTTCTTGGATCATAAAATCCCTTATTAGAATTGGGGTTAGGGGGAGTGTCGCCAGGTATGCCTCCTAAAGTTCCAAAGAAAACCCTTTCTTGAGCATCTTCACCATCACGGTAAAATCCAACAACCCATGTACCTTCCACTACACCAGTAGGACTTATACCAACTCCTGTTTGAGCAGCAGAAGTAATCGGTTGTATTGGATAAGCCCAAGGCAATTCAATTGTGGGCATTCGTGATTTATCCTCTGTATCCCAACCAAGAATACGAACTCTACATCTTCCAAGAAACAGCGGATCAATGCGGTCTTCCACAACTCCCTGCCACCAAATAAATCCTCCCTTACCCATAAAATTATTCATTATAACTCCTTATCTAAAACTGTCATTACCACCTCCGAGTCCACCACCAGCTGTTACATTTTGTCCAGATTTTCCATCTGGAGTTTGAATTTCTGGAACTTGTAAATCAAACCCAGTTGATGGTGCTGAAAGGTAAGAATCTTTTGAAGCTTCTATATGCATAGTATATTCAGTATCAGTTATTCTATGTCTTATAGCAGTAATCAAATATCTACCACTATAATACTTATGCTCCTCCATTAATCCCTCATCTCTAACTTCTGCCTTTTCTGTTGGATAACTAAAATATATAAGATCTCCCACTTCTCTTGCAGAGTCGCCCGGTACTTGAAATTCAATTATTATACTGTTCCTTTGAATTTTTTGTGAAATTCTTTTCCCCAAAACTTCTTCTATATTTCTTTCATCTTCAGCAATACCGACAGGATCAGTTCCAGCTGGAGTCTTATTAGTTAATCCAATTCCAGCTATGATTGTCCCATTTGCTGTTGGTATAATATCCTTTACTGCACCACCGAAAAATTTACTTTTTTCTCCCCGATTTGTAGGATATAGTGAAATATGAGATTCTGGCCGATTGAGAAAATCTGCCTGGTCTGAACATAATGCACCACCTTCAGCTGTAGTAGCCTTATCAGTTGCAACTTCTGCAGCTTCAGGTAATTTACTGGGATTTTTTTTATCTGTAGGAACACCACCAACTTCTACAGTTATGTTATCTTGTTGTGGTTTATAAAAATAATTAGCAGAATGAATAGACATATCCAATAAATTATGAGTAATAACTCTGTTAGCATACATTCCTCCATTTAAACTGGAATAGGTATCAACTGACTTTACAACTTCAAAACTTTGAACTGCGAACCTCTTTTGGTATTCACTTTGACCTTCAATGTTTGCTGGTTGATAAACATAAGTTGCAACGTGTGAAGGCTTATCGGGATCTGGTGGAATTGCCTGTTTATCAAAATATGGAATAAATGCATTGGTTGAAGATTTATCAACATGACTCAATAACTCAGGAAATATTTTTTTCGTTTCATCGGTTGGCTCTACTATCTGTTGATAATTTTTAAATCCTCCTTGCATTAGAGTTTCCACAGAAATAAATCTATATCCCTTTAGAGTTTCATAAAATACAAAATTGGCGCCATTAGAATTGATATTAGAAGACTGTGCTCGTTCAGTAAGAAATTTTATTGCTTTGAATGGAGTCCAATTTGGAATATGAACAGAATACAATCCTGCAGTTGGTTCTATAAGAAATTCTTTACTGGTTGGATTACCATCTATATTTGCTTTACTAAAAGATACAAAACTCTCACAATAAATTTTTCTAGCAATATCAGCAATCGTAAGTGGAGTATTAATATTACCTTTAAATGATTTTTGAACTTGAGTCTGTATATTTTTAACTGCTAAGTCCGAAACGAAATGAAGAGTTACTTCTCTCAGATTGTCTGAAATTTGTACCGGCGGGTCAGCTTTATATATCCTAAATCTATTGGTTATAATTTTTTCACTATTTGGTGATGGAGTAGTTGAACCAGCTGCAGGAATTGGAGCAGGTGTTACTCCTGCAGTTGAAAATTGTACTTCTAAAATCTCTTCGCCCAAAATTGGTGTACCTTCAATAAATCCTATAGCATCCGCAATAGTAACCATACCCTGAACACCTGGCCTATCTATATTTTCAAAAAAATTTAATTCTGTCCATGAAGTGGTATTAGGATTATCCAAAGATATTACATCAGCAGGTCTTTCAGATCTTCTAAGGGGAGATAAAATACTAAGTTTTTCAATTTGATAAGACCCAATTTTGGGCAAATTACTAGGATCAAATGAAGATTCAGTATCAGTAGGAGTAAGTGTTCCACCCGCAGCTGCTTTTGTGGTAGTTCCAGCCATTATCTAAACATCCCTCTCGATTCTGTAAGAACTTGAGATGCATATAATGGTTGAATTAGTTGAATCCTTCTATGACTTTCATTTAAATCTAATTCATATTCATAAGCATAGATTATTCTTTTAAAGTCTTCATTAATTGTAAGATATGTAGCATAATCAACTTCTACAAATTGTTCTAGTATGGGGTCTGAAGTTCCTGTGACCTCTACTCTTCCAGACCAAATATATTCATAATGATGTATAGTCGTTTTTGCAATTGCAACTGAACCATATTTGTTATCTAGAAACTTACGGAAAAGTGCGGTGGTCAAAGGCCATTCCCAAACAGGATCAAGAATATTATTCACCAAAAATATTGTCCAAGTAAATTTAGTATCGCCATATACTTGATATGACAAAGTATCTGCTCGTGTAATATTATCTGGAACAACATAAGGATAATATATTGAAATATCTTTCTTTACAGCATCTTTCAACTTTTGTCTAATCAATAAATTAGTTCCAACAGTATAATTGGGAGATGTAGAATTAGTTCCATGAATATCATACAATATTTTTGGAAAATTGGAAAAATATTCTGACATTAGTATCCTTTTGCTATATCGTTTCTTGTTACGAGAGTAGTTTCTTTAAACTTTAATGCTAAAGTTGTAGTCACAGGAACACCATCACCAGAACCCCGAAAAAATGCAGGTGCACTTGAAGTTGTAAAATCTGTGTCTAAATTTTCAAGGAAACATTTACCTATTAGAAATAAAGCTGGTTTTTTACCTGATGCAGATGGTTTCTTTACCCCCTTTCCATTTGCTCGTAATTCTATTTTCCATTCATCGGGATATGTAAAAGAAGAAGAACCAGTTGAGGCTGCACCACCAGAAGTTGTTTGACTTCCATCTGGTGTTACTCCATTGATGCCTGGATGCATATGAAACTTAAAAAAGTATACTATCTCTGCAATCATATCAGCTTCTGCTTCATTTTCAGGCATCATTGTAAAAGTATAACCAAAATTCCTAAATCCGCCAGGGCCTTGATATACTACAGCCTTATGTGGATTCCTAACTTGTCCCAATACATTTTGTAATGCAGAAGTTGCTCCACCCAGAGCTCCACCAAACATTCCCGATACTGAATCTCTTGTCGCTTTTGCTGTAGATTCTTTTAGTGCGGCTGCCACTCTTCCACCTGCATCACCCCCTAAAGCGCTTTCCATTGTTTTCCTCATACGAAGTACAGATGCATCACTACCACTACCCATTTGTCTAGCTAAATCTTGTGCTTTTCCAGAATCCATTCCACTAACCAAATTTCCCATAGCTCCTAATTCTACATCTCCATAAGTTTGACCATAAGTAGTTTTTAGAGCTTCAGCTGGCATATATAAAGTTACTGTCCCATTTGGAGCAGTCTTACCATTACTAGGGTTATACTTTTGAGCCGTAAATGTAATTCGGTGTTTATATTCCGACGCCGAAGCAGTACCAATATTTAAAGGAAATTTTAAATTCGATGGCCCAGTGGCATTTGAGGGATTGGGGGCTATAGACATAATTTGTTCTCCAAGAGATTTTTAGTTATATAGATATTTATATGAGTTATAGAGGAAAGTTTAAGCCCAGAAACATATCAAAATATAAAGGTGATTACACTGCCATAACCTATCGTTCTTCATGGGAATTGAAGTTCATGGGCTATCTAGATAAGAATCCAGATATACTAAGATGGTCTAGTGAAGAAATAGTTATTCCTTATCGTTCACCCATTGATGGAAAGAGACATCGTTACTTTCCTGACTTTTGGATTAAAGTCCAAAAAGCAAACGGAACTATTGAAGAAAGTCTTATAGAAATAAAACCAAAAAGTCAATGTTCTCCACCAAGAGGTGCTCCACCCAAAGATGGTAGAAAAAGAAGAAGATTCATACGAGAAGTAAAAACATGGGGAAGAAATGAAGCTAAATGGAAAGCTGCTAAATCCTATTGTAATGATAGAAAGTGGAAATGGACAATATTAACTGAAGACAATTTGACTAAATATTGATATGGCTGAAGAAGAACAAAGTTATTTAGATAAACTAAAGAGTGCAATAGGTACAAGTACCGCTGGAGCGAAAGCTAGAGCAGCAGGGGATTGGTTTAAAGAGAAGGCTAAACAGGCTGGTGCGAGTGCTCGTATGAGAGTAGTCACACCTAAAGGACTTCTGCAAAAACAACCCGATAGTAACATCATGCTTGGAAATATGTTTTTCTATAAGTATGACCCAAAGTTTGCTGGAAAATTACCTTATTGGGATATGTATCCTTTAGTGTTTCCATTTGAGAAAACTAAAGGTGGTTTCTTTGGATTGAATTTACATTATATTCCTCCAAGACATAGAGCTGTATTGATGGATGAACTTAAATCAAATACTAATAACAATAAATTTGATGAAACTACAAGATTAAATTTAGATTATGATTTATTGAAACAATATGGTAGAGCAATTCCTTGTGTAAAAAGGTATCTAGGCTCTCAAGTGAGGTCTGCAACAGTTCGTATAGATGCGGATGAGTGGGAAATAGCAATCTTTCTACCAGTAGAGAGATTCCAGAAAGAAAGTAAAGACACAGTTTGGAAAGATAGCAAAAGGTATTACTAATGTTTGACACTAATAGTTTAAAATCTCAAGTCGCGAACAGGGGGGGATTTGCGTTTACAGGTAAATACTTGGTATCTTTTTTGAACACTCCAACGCGGCTTGGTTATGTTCCATCTAAGTTATTAAGTATGACTTGTGAAAATACTTCATTACCAACTAGGTCTATTCAGGCTAGTGAAAAATTGATATATGGAACTTCATATCAAATGCCGTACAAACATGCGTATGGAGAAATTTCAATGACCTTTTATCTTACAAAAGATATGAGTGCTAAGAAAATGTTTGATAGGTGGTTAAATTTAATAGTAGATCCAGTTTCAGGAGATCTTGGTTACTACGAAAATTATACTTGTGATATTAATGTTGCAATGTTTGGAAAGAATATAGGTAATCCAGGCGAATCTAGTGCTACTGCAGATTATGCTGTTAAACTTATAAGGGCTTGGCCCAGCATTGTAGCTGAGGTCGCACTAACTCATTCTGGAGGTGCAGATATAGCTAAATTACCAGTAACTTTCCAATATAAAAAGTGGGAAGAAAGTTCTTGGCCGGTGGTTGGTGCTCCAGCAAGAACACCGAATCCCCATGAACGATAAATAATAACTGATTTGAAAAGGAGAATATTATGGCTTTGCCGATAATTACAGTAATGAAACATGAACTTACTCTTCCATCATCGGGAGAGAAGATCACCTTTAGACCATTCCTTGTTAAAGAGGAAAAGATTTTGATGATGGCCTTACAAAGTGGGGAGGCTAAAGACATGGTTAGAGGTCTAAAAGACATAGTTAATAATTGTGTAGATAAGGATTTGAAAGTTGATACTCTACCACCATTTGATCTTGAATTTATTTTTCTACAATTAAGAGCTAGATCAGTAGGAGATAAAATACCGATTAATTATTCATTACCAGAAGAACTATGTAAAGATGGTAAACTGCAGTGTCTATTTAACATAGAACTTAATATAGATGATATTAAAGTTCAACAAGATAAAAATCATAAAGATCTTATAGATTTAACAGATACCATAAAATTGAAAATGAGGTATCCAGATATGGACTCTGCTGCT